TGGATGGATTGAAGAAGCCGGAGAAGTCCATTTTGATGCTTTTGATGTTCTTAAAAGTAGAATAGGAAGACATCTAAATGAAGAATACGGAATTAAACCTAAAATTCTTATTACCGCTAATCCTAAAAAGAATTGGATTTATAGAGTATTTTACGCTCCTTTTATGAAGGGAGAACTTGAAAACAGTTATGCATTTGTTCATGCTCTTTATACTGACAATGACTTTTTACCTGAAGATTATAAAAATTCTCTTAATCAAATTACTGACAAGGTAAAAAGACAAAGACTTATTCAAGGAGTATTCGATTATGACGACGAAGATAACTCCTTAGTTGAATTTAATAAGATTAACGACCTTTTTACAAATACTTATGTTCCATGTGGAACAAAATTTATATCTTGTGATCTTGCGATAACTAACGATTTATTTGTTGTCTATGTTTGGGATGGTCTTAAGATAATAGATTACTATGCGGTTCAAAGAATTGGAGCCAAAGAGATAGTTGAAAAGATCGTTCAATTGGCAACTATTCATCAAATACCGAGATCAAATATAGTTTATGACGCTGATGGATTAGGAGGATATATGAGATCGTATTTACCTGGAGCGATTCCACTCTTTAACAATTCTCCTTCTCCAAATCTTGAATATAAGAATTTAAAGGCATGTCTTAATTATCGATTGGCTGACGAGATTAATCAGGGTAATATTTGGATAGAGTGTAAATTCGATCCAAAGCATAAAGAAATGCTTTGCGCTGACTTAGGAATGATAAAACGATCAACCGAAGCTGATGAAAAACTAGGAATAATGAATAAAGCCGATGTAAAACAAATTTTAGGACGTTCGCCAGACTTTAGTGATGCACTCGCCTTTCGAATGTTGTTTTTAATTACACGGAAAAAATAATTTGTTTATATCGATTTTTTTGTACTTTTGTATCAATTTAATTGATATTTATCAAAATGCTCGACTTTCTGCGCAGAAAATCAGTAAAAAAAGAGTTAATTAAGCCTACGGATACAACATTTCCCAAGACATTTATTCCACTTCAAAATTTTTGGAATAGCAATTACACTGATGCAATTCAACAGATGTATGAGAATAATCTTCTCATTTATCTGTTTAATCATGTCGCTGAGGTTAATTCAATTATTACTTATATAGCTCAAATTGGATCCGATGTACCAATTAAACACATCTATAAACAAGCAAATGGAAAAGAAAAAGAGATAAAAAATAGCATTTATACCAAATTACTTGAAACACCAAATGAATTTACTTCAGGAAAACTTTTTTTATTTAACATTATTACTCAATATTTTACAACAGGCAATGTTTATTTAAATAAATTAAAACCAATTGGATTAGATTATTTTACGAAACTTTATTTATTATCTGCAAATAATGTTTTCCCTTTTATTGAAGGAGCCTTGGAACCGTATGGTGAGATAATTCAAGATATTGATTATCGAATGTCAAAATTATTGAAATATAATTGGAAATTAAACAATCGATTTATTCCACTTGATCCAGATTCGGTCATTCACATAAAAGATTCTTCAATAGGTACAGATGCGCGGAGTATGTTAACTGGAAAATCGCGTCTTTATGCAGCTACAGAAAATATCCGTGCCCTTTCTTATATGGTAGAAACTATTAATACTCTTCTCGCTAACAAAGGAATGATTGGTTTCATTAGTAAAACTACACGGGCAAATATTATTGATTCACGCATGGATCCTGCTGAAAAAAAAGATGCAGAATTGAATATAAATAATTATGGTACTACTGGAAATCGTCGTCCTATAATGGTTAGTGATTATGATTTAAAATGGAATCCAATTAATAATCCTCTATCAGAATTCATGCCTATTGAATTGCAAGAACATGATTTTAAACTTCTTTGCAAAGTATTAGGTGGATTTCCAGAAGTTCTTTTAAGTTCTTCAGATACTACATTTACCAATTTGCCAATGGCGCAGAAACTTCTTTATCAAAATATTATTATTCCACTTTTAAATAATATTTATCAATCAATAAGTCAGGGGTTAAATTTACCTGAGAATGAAAAAATAATCCCAAATTTTGATAATATTGAATGTTTAATGGAAGATGATAAATTATTAGCTCAATCAAGACAAATCGAGGATGATTTATGGATTAATCGCTATAAAAATAATTTATGCACTCTTAATGAATTATTGACCGCTATTGAATTGCCAAATCAAACGAATGGAGATAAATATTATGGAAATAATCAAACTAATGATCAAAATAATTTGAATGCCCAAAATACAAATTTAAATAATACTCAAAATGCCAATACCTAAACCAAATACTGGAGAATCAAGGAATGATTTTATGAATCGTTGTATTAGTGCCATATCTGGTGAATATGATCAAGATCAAGCGGTTGCTATTTGTAGTTCTCAATGGGGCGAAAAAATTAAAAATTTAAAAGAAAATAAACAAAAATTAATTGATACACAACAAATTATAAAAAAATGAAAATAGATGTATCAAAATATCAGGATAAAAAAGAACTTTTTAAGTTCTTAGTTGAAAACAAGGCAGAACTTATTTCTTTATCCAAAGCGCATGTTAAATATGCTGATTCTATAAGCATTGAAAATATCAGCATTACTAATAAAGATTATAATTATGATAATGAAGATGATTTGTCTTCTGGTTCGATTAAGCGGGTTATAGTTGGGAATACCTATAATTGGATGGATTCACATGACGACGTTCACATGGATGGCCTTTTTACAAAGTCAGTTAGTGAGAACAAACAAAAAATAATGCATCTACACGATCATCTTTATCAGTTAACAGCTAAGGTAGGTAAACCATTAGATATATTTGAGCAAAAACTTAATTGGACTGATTTAGGAATAAATAAAAGTGGGGTAACAACGGCACTTTTAATGAAATCCGATATTCGCAAACTATATAATGAGTTTATTTTTGATCAATATTTAACTAAGCAAATAAATCAACACAGTGTAGGGATGCAGTATGTTAAAATATTCCTTGCTGTCAATGATCCCGAATATAAAGAAGAATATGCAACATGGAATAATTATATATCGCGCGTTGCAAATTCTGAAAAAGCATTTGAAAAAGGTTATTTTTGGGCTGTTACTGAAGCAAAACTTATCGAAATTAGTGCAGTAATAGCAGGTAGTAATGAATTAACACCGACTTTCGAGCCATCAATAAGCACTCCTAAAGAGCCGCTAGACACTAAGAAGTCAGGCATAGAATATTTTATTAATAATTTTAAACTTTAGGAAATGGAAGAAAAAGATCAAAAAGCGTTGCTTGAAAAAGTAACCGCAGAAGTAAAAGATCAACTCAAGGAATTTGTTTCAAAAAATGATTTGACTTTAGCATTAACGCAGGCTACGGAAAAGATCAAAGATGAATTTAAAGGAGTTGATGGTATGCAAAAGGCTATTGATGAACTTCGCAAAGCTGCTGAAACACAAGGTGAACTTTTGGCAAAAATGAAAGATAATACAAAAAGTGAACCTTTGACAATTAAACAACAATTAGAAGCCAATGGCGATATTCTTAGAAGTCTTGCACGGGTAAAATCGCAGGTTGAAATGAATAACTATATTGGGAAAACTACAGTTATTCCTTCGGCTATAACCAGTAATTTCAATGGTTATGTTATCCCTGGGATTGGACAAATACAAACTCGTAGAAATTCCTTAAGAGCAACTGTAAATAATGCCGGTATTCCGGCAAATAGTCAACTGACTATTCGCTATATGGATCAAACAACTTTCACAGATGCATCGGCTGCTCGTACAATTGGGCAGGCTGCTGCTGAAAGTACAATAGCATGGACGGGTTACAATCTAGGAATTGAACAAATATCTCACATGATTCCAGTTGCCTTGGAAATGCTCGAAAATTTTGATTTTGTTGAAAATGAAATCCGCACCAATCTTTTGAAATATCTCGATTTAAAAGTTGAATATTATCTTTTGAACGGTACCGGTTCTACTCCGCAAATATCAGGAGTTTTAGGCGCAACTAAATATACTGCCTATTCAGCACCAACTGGTCTGGCAAATAATGTAAAATATCCAGGTATTCTTGATGTAATTATGGTGGCTTCCGCCCAAATTCAAAACAATAGTCTTTATCAGCCTAATTATGTTTGGATGAACAATTACGATGCAATGGCTCTTAAATTAGATAAAGATGAATTTGGACAATTAAAATTCCCGAATTTCCTTTCTGCTAATGGAATGGATATTGACGGAATTCGCATCGTTCCTTCTTCTTTAATTACCGCAAATACAATGTTTGTGGGTGATTTTACTTATGACACTCTTTATGGTGGTGGCGCTCAAATAACTGTAGGAACTAATTCCGATGATTTTTCAAAGAGAAAAGTTACTTTATTAGCTAATGAACCGATTGCAAACTTGGTAAAAGCTCTTAATACGGCAGCTATTGTTTATGTATCTGATATAAATGCTGCTATTGCTGGTTTAACTAAAGGAGCTTAATTATGCGAGTGAGAATACTTCAAGATACCAAAATGAATCTTAAGAAAGGCGATGAAAAAGATTTAACCTTAGGTATCGCTAATTATTTGATTAGAATTGGACATGCTGAAAGTATCGCTGAAAAAAAAGTAAAAACAATTAAAAAAGAAAAAAAATGAAATATATTTTATTATTATTCGCTTTAATTATGGCTCTTAATGTGAGCGCACAAAAGCCAAAAAATACCACAACGATTGCAAACGATGCATACGGATATGTATTCGGGGCAGCTAAGGATACAATTGCTGCTAGTGATACTTTATATTACAAAATTCGTTTGACTTCGAATTATTCACCTGATATTAATTGGTGTCTTCAGATGACTAAAACTTCCGGGACAGTTACAAATACTTGGTATTTTTATGGTAGTATGATTGATTCATGGACTGTCACTGATGCAGTTGCAATTGATACTATTACTTTAACCGGTGCATCAAGTGGATATACTAATCTGACAACTGCCCAAAGAGCTAGATGGGTAAAATATAGATTTCCTTATATTATAGTAAAAGGAATAGCTGGAGCAACTGCCCAACGGGCTAAATATAAATTGTTTTATTTAACTCGATTTGATTAATGGATAATCTTATCGCATACGACGAATTCGAAGGTACTATCTCGATTGATATATTAAGAGAAGAAGTTCAGGAACAACTTGAACTTTATATTTCATCTACACAGGAGAAGATACTTCGTTGGTTATTAGGGGATAATCTTTATTTTGATTTTGTTGAAAATGAATCAGAAACAAAGTATCAAACCTTAATTAATGGAGACACAATTGTATATACATACAATGGAGTAAAAGGGAAATATACAGGTCTTAAAGACATGTTAAAATACTTTACTTACTTTTATTATACGAGGCAGGAAGTATCTTCGAATACGTCTATGGGTGAGACAATGTCTACATCTCAGAATGGTCAAGCTGTTCAAAATAATACAAAATTAATCGACGCATGGAATCAGGGGGTTCGCCTTTACGATGAAGCAATTAATTATATTCAATACAAAGGCGAAACCGTTTATTCTGAACTTGATTCGACTGAACTAAAAAAGATTAATCAATTTGGAATATGATTTATTTAAAAGACATATTTAATGGATTAGTAACAAATATGACTTTAACCGCTTATTTTCAATTCGGTTACTGGCCT